ATGCAGAGAAAATCAGCTACCGCCACCGCGATTTGGTGCGAAGGTCGTGGCAACTTGGATTGGGCGTGGCACATTTACTCGCGTCCGGAGAGTTTTGGTTGCAGGCCGTGCCGATTGTCGGCGGGCGCTGCGTCATCGATGGCGTCGTGTACGGCGCCGGAAAGTGCTGAGAAAGACCGTGAAGAAGATTGCAAACCTGCCCGCGCCCGCCGACCACGTCGCCCTGTACCGCGACGAGGACGGCGACCTCTACCTGAAGCACGTCGCGAGCTCGGGCGATGGCTACGCCAGCGGAGGTTTTCACATCTCTATCGGCCGGTGCAGCGTCCGTGACGGCGGTTTTACTGCCGAAGGTTTCATCGACGCGCTCCGCTCCGCGCTCGCGGAGGCGGAGGCGGAGACGTCGCTGACTCGCCTGCTAGCGGGGGTTCGCCGCGCCATCGAGACGGGCGACGTGGACTACGCCGCGGACGCGCTCACGGAGTACGAGTGCTGCGCGGACGACGAGGAGGAGTCCGCGTGAGCCCGCAGGTCGCGTACGGGGTCGGCCTCGGCGCGTCCGTGGTCGGCGTGCTGGCGGCCGTGGGCGTGCAGTCCTTCCCGTGGTTTGCGGGGTGCGCCGCGGGGCTGGTGTGGGCTATCTGCGGCCTGCACGGCGCCGCGCGCGGTTGATATCCGCGACTCTCCGGTCGTACGCCTCCTCAGGCGTGGGCTCCGGGCGCCACTCGGTGAGCTGAGTGAACCCGGAGCCCTCCAGCGCGTACTGGAGGGCATCCGAACACTCGTCGACGTAGCCCTCGCGGTGGTTGTTCTTTTCGAGGTTCCACGGCAGCCCCCGCCACTCGTCCAGCAGCTGGGCGACGCGCCCGCGAGACCCGCGCAACGTTCGAGCGTCCAGCATCGTCCGCACCTGCTCGATTCGCATACGGCGAGCGCGCTTGTCCGCCGGTCGCGCCGGCAGCCCGTACGACTGCGCGAGCGTGTTGCAAATCGTGGAGCCGTTGAAGCCCTGCGAGTCCACGAAAATCTCGCTCACGTCGTACTGCTGGCGTAAGCGCTCGGCGATGGCGGCCGCGCGCGGTAGCGTGAGCTCGGCCTCGCGGTACGCCTCCAGGATGTGCACGCCCGCCTCAGGGTCGCGCGCCCTGGCCACCACGAACCCGAAGCCGTCGGACCACCCGACGTCGATGCCCATGGCGGTGTAGTTGCCATACGACGGCGCGTCCTCGTAGAAGCCCTCCTCCAAGTCGGGCGCGGGGCGGTAGATGAGCACGCCCTCCTCTTGAACGCGGTGGCCGAGGTACTCGCGCCGAAACGTCGCGTTCTCGGCGTTGCCGCCGAAGCGCTCGCGGAGCTGGCGGTCGATGAACTCCGCGCCGGGCAACGCTAAGTGCGGGTTGTCCGCGGCGGTGGCGCAGAAGTGCGCGCCGGAGGCCTCGCACTTGGCCATTTGGTCCTCGTAGAAGCCGACACCGGTGTCAGACGGCGTACCCGTCAGGCAGATATCCCCGTCCGTGTCCGCCATCGTCGGCTCGACCACGTCTTTGATGAGGTACTCCAGCAGAGCGTCCGGAATCTGCCCGCACTCGTCCACGGCGAACCGGTGAATCTTCGGCACGCCGCGGACGAAGTTCGCCGAGCGGCGGTCTTTACACCCCATGTGGTACAGGCTGAAACCGTTCGGCCACGTCCACACCCCCTCCGTCCCGTTGTACGTGGCGCCCCACCGGAGCTTACGGTTCAGGAACTCGACCACGTCCCACGCGATTCGGACGGAGTGCTCTTGGGACAGCGCCATGAAAATGGACGACTGTCCCGGGTGGGTGGCCCACTCCTCTACCAGCCACAGCACGACCGAGAACGTCTTGCCGGAGCGGCGCCCCGAGCAGTTCGTCCGGAACTTAGCGCGGCAACCGAGGAAACGAAGCTGGTGCGGCGCGAGCAGCTTACGCGCCTCGGGCACCTTGAGCATTTTCGCGAAGGGGGCGAGCACTGCCCCAGAATCCTAGCACTTTCCGTCTTGGCCGACCAGCCCGCCCGTGCTAGTCTGGTAGGGTGCCGCTGACCGACGTACCAGAACAGTCCTGGTGGGAGTTGCCCGCCAAAGAAGCCGCCACCGCCCTCGTCGCGCTGGAGGACCGATACTCGAAGGACTGGGCTTGGAGACGCTCCCGCGCCCGGACGCTGGCGGGGCTGTACCACGGCCGCGCCTTGGACGCGCCGGTGATGCGCGACCAGCGCTTTTCGTGGCGCGACGTACAGGCCTCGGACCCCGACCACGAGACGGTGCAGCTCCAGCGCAACAAGGCGTTCGAGTACACCGAGACTTGCGTCTCCAAAATTGGCGCGGTGGACGCCCCCAAGCCCGCGCTGATGGTGACGGACGGCGACTGGGAGCTGAAGCGCAGAGTCACGCTGAATGCTCGGTTGCTGGAGGCTGAGTACGACCTTCGCCAAGGCGTCTTCCCGAACGTCCACGCGCTGTGTCAGCAGGGCCTACGCATCGCGTACTCGTCGACCGGCTCGGTCGCCGCGAAGGTGTACCCGTGGCCGGAGGAGGACCGCGTGGTCGTGGAGCTGCACGACACGCTCGACTTCTTTCTCGACGACACGGAACTGACGTACTCGCTGCCGCGGACGTTCGGCGAGCTCACGTGGTGGCCGCCTCACCGCCTCGCCAACTCGTACCCCGACCACACGGCCAAAATCGTCGAGTCAGTCGAGGCGCGCACCGACCGCGGCGGCCTCGCGTTCACGGGACGCACGTCCCGCGCCGAGCTGGTGCCCGTGTGGGAAGCCTGGGCCGTGGCCATCGGCGGCGAGCCGGGCCGGCACCTCGTCACGCTGCGCGACGGGACGGTGCTGCTGGACGAGGAGTGGGACTCGGACGAGCCCCCGTTCGCGTTCTTGCACGTGAACCCGGCGCTGTGTGGCTTTTGGGGCATCCCGGCCATCGACGTCGTCTACGAGGAAATCCTCAAGGTCAACGAAATCCTCCAGCGGTGCGACGAGGCGCACACGCACTCGCCGAAGCAGGTCCACTACGTCAACGAGAAAGACCTCGTGGACGTGAACGAGTTGCTGGACGTCGACACCGTGACGGTCGTCCGCCTCAAAACGCCGAACGCGAAGCCGATTGTGGAGAACCCCGCGCCGTTCAACCGCATCGACCTGGAGTTGATGCGCGAACATGAGAACGGCATAGCGCGAATCCTGGGTATCTCCGAAGCCGCGTCCGCGGCGCGGCGCGAGCCGGGCCTGCCGTCCGCGGCCGCGCAGCGCGAGTCCGCGGCGCGCTTCGACGACCGCCACGCCGCGACGCACCGCGCGTACGTGCAGTGGGTGGCCGTGGACCTCGGCCGCCACATGCTCCGCGCCCAGCGGAAGCTGTACCAAGCCAACCGCGCGTTCAAGCGGCGCTGGACCGGCGAGTTCTTCGCGAAGGACGTCGAGGCGAAAGACCTGCTGGACCTCGACTTGGAGGCGCTGCACGTCCAAATCAAGCCGATTTCAGAGCGCAAAAACACCCCGGAGGAGCGCGTCCAGTACGCGGAGGACTTCCTCCAGAAGGGCGCCATTCCGTTCGAGGCGTACCTCGCGTGCCTCGAAAACTACGACGTCCCTGGTGAAACCAAGGTCGTCAAGACGCAGCGCCGTTGGGTGGCGTGGCAGATTGACCGCTGGCTGATGGCCGACGAGTCAGACCGCAACGAGCCCGGGTTCTACCAAGGGCCGCGGCCGTGGATGCGCGGCGCGGACGCGATGGTGCAGGTCATCGACGCGCTGCTGGAGGCGGAGCTGTCCGAGGCGCCCGCCGACCGGTTGCAGTACTTCCTCGACTTCATCGCCGAGTTGTCCGCACAGCTCGCGCAGCAAGTCGCGCCACCTCAGGCGCCTCAAGCGCCGCTCGGCTTCGGCCAGCCCGCTCAGGGCGCCGCCGGCCTCAACACCGGCGCTCAAGGTCTCATGGCGCCCGGGCTAGCCCCCGGCGCGCCTCCCGCGCCGCCCCCGGGCGGCGGCCCCGCGCTCCCCCTCTAACCACCGAAAGGCCACATGGCCGAACCCACCGAGAAGAAGTCCTTAGACGATTTTCTAGCGTCGGTCCCGGACGCTCCGTCGTCCTCCGCCCCCACCCACCCCACGGAGGAGGAACCGGCCGCGGACGCGGCGCCCCCAAAAGGCGAGGCCAAGGCCGCACCGGACGCCCCCGCACCCGACTCTTCGAAGACGGATGCGAAAACCCCTTCCGCTGGCGCCCCCGCTGACCTGGAGGGCGTCCGCGCCGCGCTCGCGGCCGGCGACCTCGACGCGCTCTCGGACCTGCTGGGCGAGGACCCCGCACTCTACTCCGAGAAGACGGTCAAGTGGGCAGCACGGAAGCGCAAAGAGGAAAAGCTCCGCGCCGAGCGCGACCAGACTGTCGCTAAAGCGGAGCGCGTCGTCGAGCGCTGGGCGCCCGTCGCGAACGCGACGGAGGCCATCACGACCCGCGGCGAGTACGCGCAGGTGTTCGATTTGGTCGAAGCACTGACCGGCGAGCCCGCGGACCAGGTTTGGGCCAAGGCCCTGCGCGCCCGCGGTCCGGCGGACCCCCGCGTACCGGCGCTCGCGAAGCGCGCGGAGGAGGCGGAAGCCCGCGCCGCGGCCGCGGAGTCCGAGCGCCAGAAGCGCGCGGACGCGGCGTTCTACGAAACCCTCCGCGACGAGCTTGACGCCGACCACCAGGTACGTCAGATTGACGGCTGGGAAGGCAAGGTGGCTGAGGTTTTGCGTGAGTCAGTGGACCCGGACCTCGGGGAGCCGAAGCTTTCCACCAAGCAAGCCGCCGCGCGCGTTCTGCGCCGCGAGCGGGAGGAGTTCGAGCGCCGGGCGAAGGTGTTCGGCGGGGCTGACGCCGCGCCGCGCGCGGCCAAGCCCAAGGCGCCCGAACGCGCCGCCGGAGCTTCCGGCGCCAAGACGCGGAAGCTCACTCGTGAGGAGTGGCTCGCCGCACGGGGTAACTCGTAAGTATGCGGATTTACTGCAAGAACGGCTACGTGGTGGCCGCTGACCCAAAGACGGACGGCGGTGAAGTCGTCCGCGGGGCGCTCGGTCACCTGAGCTTCGCGGTGCCCAAGGGCGTCGACTCGGGCGGCGGGCTCATCCTGCTCGGCGACTCGCTCAAGACGTGCGGCCAGTCTCACGAAATCGAGGTGCTGGCGTCCGAGACGCCGGACCTTCCGGCGGGGTCGCGAGGGCTGGTGTACCTCGGCGGCGACGACGGCTCGGTCGCCGCGAACGGTATCTCCGCGTTCTTCCCCGTAGGTGACCGCCAGTGCTTTTCGGTGCCTGAAGCGTTCGTCTGGGGCGTGGTGCGTGACGGCGAGGTACTGCCCCGCGGGCGCGCCGTGCTGGTGGAGCGCGATGACGAGGCGCATCGCAGGTACGCGATGAACTCCTCCGTCATCCACGCCCCCGGCGTGGTCATGGAGCACGGCGTCTCGGCGACCGGCTCGGCTGACCCCCACGAGGGCGGGGCGCGTCAGCGCGACTCGGTGACGGTGCTGTACTCGCGCGTCGTTCGTACGGGGCCGGAAGTCCGCGACCCCGAGCTGCAACGCGGCGCGGTGGTGTGCTACTCCCCGTCGTACTCGTGTTGCCGGCTGGAGCGCGCCGTGCGCCGCGCGGACGGCACGCTCGAAAAGCGGCACTACGCGCTGCTCGACTCCGAAGAAATCTTCTTCGCCGTCTCCGGATGACGACCTCCGCGCTAGCCGCTCCCGGTCACGAGCTGACCCCCGACTTGGCCGCCCGCTTGATTGAGGCGGCCAAGTCGGG